CAAATCTTCTGGCTCAAGAACAGGCAGCCTGCGCTTTGGCGTGATAAGGTGGCTGTCGAAACCACTGGCGATGATCGGCTTGACGAAGTGTTGGACCTGATTAAGAATGGACCCGCAAAAGACAGCGACTCCGCCGAAGAGGGAGCGGAAGCTCCTACCGTTCGGCCGGAAGGCGCATGAGTTCGCGTTCAGGCACCCCTCGAAAGATCACCGCATCACCATCTTAGAGGGCAGCGTTCGAAGCGGGAAGACTTGGGCGATGATGCCCAAGATCCTGCTTTTGTGCAAGTACCCAGTTCAGGGCCAGCGGCTCATTACTGGCGTTTCGAAGGCCAATATTAAGCTCAACGTCCTTAACGATCTATTCGAAGTCATCGGCTCTCGCAATTACGATTACAACGTTCAAACCGGCGAGCTTAGGCTGTTCGATACGCAGTGGCGGGTAATCGGCGCGAAGGACGAGGGATCGGAAAAGTATCTTAGGGGTTCGACGGTCGGAGCTGCCGTTTCCGACGAACTGACGCTCACGCCGAAGTCATTCACAATGATGCTCCTGAGCCGGTTAAGTCCGCCCGGAGCGAGATGGTACGCGACCACCAATCCCGACAATCCGTACCATTACATCAAAACCGACCTGATCGATAACAAGGATCTTGTCAACGACCTAGAAACCATCAGCCTCACGCTGGAAGATAACCCCAACCTGAGTGAGGATTACAAAGCGTTCATTCGCCGGTCCTATACCGGCATCTGGTACAAGCGCTTCGTTCTCGGCCTTTGGGTGATGGCGGAGGGCTCGATTTACGGCGATGTCGTTGGCGATGACCTATTCTACGACGACGATAGCCGTCCGGTGGGCCTGCTGAGCCGGGGCGGGCACGTTGAGCGATGGCTGTCCATCGACGTCGGCACGATCAACGCATTCGCCGTAGGCGACTTCTACGATGATGGCCGAACGTTGTGGCTGGAACGCGAACTGTATTGGGACAGCCGGGTACAGCAGCGCCAGAAGTCCAACAGCGAGTACGCGGCCGACTTGGTGAATTTCGTCGGCAACATTCCGCAGCGCGAATGGCCGGGCGTGATTATCGACCCATCGGCCGCCAGCTTCAAGGTCGATCTGGTGAGCCGTGGGTTCTACGTGATCGACGCGAAGAACGAGGTGCTGGAAGGCATCCGGCGCGTTTCGACCATGATGGCTCAGCGCAAGTTGCGCATCCATCGGCGGTGCGTGAACACGATTCGCGAGCTGAACACTTATTCATGGGACGATAAACGGGCTCAGAACGGAACCGAGCAGCCGATCAAGAAATTCGACCACGCCATGGATTTCCTCCGCTACATGATATCAACCCGAGTGAACGACTGGCGTCTGTCGTTATGACCAACCCCGAATGGCTTCGTCTAGTCTCCGACTACCAGCGCGCGCTCATGCGGCTCTTTCGCGGTCGACTGCTGGACTTGATGGCTCACCCGGAGATTGCGGACAACGTCCGGTTCCGCGAAGCTACTGACGGCATCGCCTACCGGATGGCGGCTCAAGTCGCGAAGGCGAATGTGGGCACCTGGCGTGGCGCGATGATGCGATTGACCAATTCCCGCGAGATGCACCGGCTTATCCAGTCCGAGATTGCCAACGGTGGATATGGGCCGGAACTGGAAGCGCTCGCGCGGCGCAATGCGCACCTGATCCGTAGCCTGCCGCAAGAGATTAGCCGGATGGCCACACAGCGGGCGACGAAGATGGTGGCCGAAAGCGGACGCGCCGGCGAGATGGAACGATTTCTGCGGTCGCTGGTGCCCGACGTCGCGAAGTCGCGAATCAAACTCATCGCGCGCACGGAAGTCAGCCGGGCGAATACGGACTTGACGCAGGCGCGGTCGGAGCGGCTGGGGATTGAGTGGTATCAGTGGGCCACCAGCGAGGACCAGCGCGTACGGCCCTCACACCGCAATATGGACAACGTGCTGGTTCGGTGGTCCGATCCGGCAAGCCCCGAGGCACTGATCGGCGAGAAGAGCACGCTAGGCCACTATACTCCGGGATCTTGTCCCCAATGCCGTTGCCTGCCGTTGCCACTTGCTTCGATTGATGAGGTCCGATGGCCCGCCCGAATGTACATGAACGGCTCGATTCGCCGGACGTCACGCGCGGAGTTCACTCGGCTGATCGGTATTCAGATCGCTGCCTAACCAATGCCATCACGTCCCATCACCGCCCGCGTCAAGCGCAGTTACCACATGACCGACGCCCGCGCTCAGCAACTCGGCTTGCACGGCGTCTCGGATTCCGCGCGCGCTACCGATGCTTTCACGAACGCGGCCGCCCGCATGGGCTGGGGGACGCCTAGCCTTGCCGAAGGCGCGGACTATCAACTCCAGCGGTTCAGCTACAACTACATTCTGCTCCTGACGCTCTATCGGGAGCACTGGATTAGCCGCCGCATTGTGGATGGCGTGGCTGGCGACATGGTACGCGCGTGGCCGAAGACCACCAGCGAGATAGAGCCGAAAGACTTGACGCGGTTGGACCGGGCGTTGCGCGTGACGCGCGTCAAAAGCCAGATACTCAAAACCCTCAAGTGGGCGCGGTTGTTCGGCGGGGCCGGAGCGTTGCTGATTATTGACGGGCAGCAAGACCAGTTGGAAGAGCCTCTGGATTACGAGACCGTGGCCCCTGGCGCATTCAAGGGACTCGCTCCATTCGACCGCTGGACGGGCGTCTCGCCGGAGGGCGAAGTCTGCCACGACATTAATCGCCCGTCGGAATTCGATCTGCCGGAATACTATCGCGTGAGCGTCAAGGGTGGCGCGAGTTTCCGCGTTCATTCGACGCGCATTCTGCGCTTTCTCGGCCCGGAAGTTCCGACACCGGAATACGAAGCTCAGGCGTGGTGGGGTATCTCGGTGCTCGAACCCGCTTACGAAGAAATTCGCAAGCGCGACAACATGAGCTGGAATATCCTTTCGCTCACGTTCCGCGCTTCGTTGCTCGGCTTCAAATGGGGCGACATGGCACAAGCGCTGTCAGGCGCTGGAATGAACACGCAAGCGTTGGTGCAGTTCGAACAGCGGATGGAGGCATTCAACCGGCTGCTGAGCAATCAGTCGGTCGCGATCCTGCCAGCCGATGGCGGCCTGGAGTCGGTCAATTATACGTTCTCCGGCCTTTCCGACGTCTACCAGCAATTTCAATTGGACATCGCGGGCGCGGCGGGCTATCCAGTCTCGCGGCTCTTCGGGCGCACAATCACCGGGCTTGGCCAATCGAACGACGCCGACGAACGGCTGTACGAAGAGCGTGTGGCGATGGAGCAGGAAGAGGTTAAGCCGCAACTCGAAAAGCTTTACTCGGTGCTGTGCATGAGCGAGTTGGGAGAAATCCCCGAAGACCTTGATTTAGTCTTCCCGTCCATCCGCGTGCTGAACGACACCGAGAAGGCGACCATTGCCAGCCAGAACGCGGCCACCATCGTTTCGCTTGTCAATGCGGGCATTCTCAGTAAGCCGCAAGCGATGAAGGAAGTGAAACAGGGCAGCGATGTGACGGGAATCGGCACGAACATTTCCGACGAGGATATCGACGCGGCGCAACGCGATGAGGATCTTGACTTGGGGCCGCTGATGGAAGGTGAGACGGGTGCTGCGGAACCGGCAAAGGAAGCCACGGTGAGCGAGTGAGGCCGGTCATTCAAACCTACACGGGTGAGAACGGAAACTGCTTTGCAGCGTGCCTTGCGTCGATTCTCGAAATCCCGCTCTCGGATATCCCCGACTTCGGCGGCGACGACGTCTTTCTCGATCAGGTTGCTCAGTTCCTTGAGCCGATGGACCTTTACTACATTCAGGTTCCCGTCTACGACGGCGCGATAGAGCGCATGTTCGAAGCGGGCGATACCTTCCACACGATTGAGGGCACTAGCCCGCGCGGCGGCCAGCATGCGGTCGTCGGCTGCAATGGCGTGATGGTCCACGACCCGCATCCATTCGACGGTACGGGGCGCGGGCTGGTAGATATCGACTGCTACGGCCTGATCTGCAAGCGCATGACGCAATTCTAAGGAGTTTTTTCCATGGCCCTTTCCAATTTCACGCCTTCGGGCTACGCAATGATGGCCGCACTATGGGGCACGTCGTCCGTTCAGGCGCTGCCGGGCGGTGGCGGGGCTACGCTGGTAGTCACCAACATGGGGCCGTCTCCGGCTGTCGTCCTGCTCGGCGGGAGCACTGCGACCGTCACCCCAGCCACCGGCATGGTAATACTGGCACATTCAACGGTGGCGCTCGCCGTGGGCAGCAACGGCTACATCGCTGCCATCGGGACGGAATCCAATGCCACGCTCAATCTGGCGCAAGGGGCATAACCCATGAGCCTGGCCTACTATGCTTCGCGGCTAAGCGACAACATCGGAGAGACGCCCGAAGGCTTCCTCGTTTGCCGCGATGTCGTGATCGGACGCACCGGCTGGCAGACATATAACGTGGGCGATTTGCCCGCCGATGCCGCCGCCGAATTGGGCGTCGATCTAGCCGACCCCTCCGCGCCGATTGAGGTTTACCGGAGCCAAGAGGAAGTATTCGATCCAACGACGATTGCGAGCTTCGAGGGCAAGTCGCTCACCGACGGCCATCCGCCCGCCGCTCAATTCGTCGATCCGAACAACGTACTCGATTACGAGTTCGGCCATATCCAGAACGTGCGGCGCGGAGACAACCCGCTGCCCACCGGGGATTGGCCGATGATTGCCGATTTCATTATCAAGCGAGAGCCGCTTATCGGCGCGGTGCGCGACGACGTGAGGCGCGAGACCAGCTGCGGTTACGACTACACGCTCGCACGCGACAGCGCCGGACGGCTTTGTCAGACCGAGATTCGCGGGAATCACGTCGCCGTGGTTCCGCGGGGCCGCGCCGGAGCCGTGGCCCGGATCGTAGATGCTGCCGAGCCGTCTCGGCAGGAACGCGCCGGAGGCGGCTCCACCGGCAAATCGGAAGGAAAGGACGTACCCGTGAAGACAAACATTCTGCAACGCATTTTAGGTCTCGGGTTCCAGGCTTTCGCCAAAGACGCGGCTCCGGAAGAAGTCGCCGAAGCGGCACAGGCATTGAAGGAACACGAGCACCCCAAGACCGAGGAAAAGGCCGCGGCGGACACGCGCAAGGCCGACGATGAGGCGGAGAAGAAGCCCGAATTCATCGAAAAGAAGGAAGAGAAAAAGGAAGAGCCCAAGGCCGAAGACGCCAAAGGCAAGGACCGCCGCGCCAAGTTCCACGCGACCCTCGATCGGATGCTCGACGAAACCGAAGAAGATCCGGATGGGATAGAAACCGCCAAAGACGCGGATATTGAAGAGCTTCGCGAACTGCTCGACGAGTTCCTGGAAGAGGAAGAAGGCGAGCCGGAGCACGAAGGCGAAGAGGGCGGCGAACAGGCGACAGACTGCGAGGGACGCGACGCCGAGTTCTTTACGAATCCTGCGGGCTACACAATCCCGATTCGCAATAGCTCGGGGTACAAGCGGAGCAAAGCGGGTGAAGGTCGCAAGAGCCGTCGCCGTGCCCGCGATGCCAACTTCATCGAGCCCGTCGGCGAAGCGACCGAAAAAGCGTCCGATCTGCTCGAAACGCTGCGCAAGTTGCGTCCGGTGGTAGCCCGGTCGAAGGACGCCGCCGTTCGCGCCGCGTTCAACGAAGCGATTCAGAGCGTCCAAGGTCGCGGCAAGGGTGCCGAAGGCAAAGGCGGATATTCCGCGTTCGCAGGCGCCGCCCGTCAGCGCGCGGCCGATACCGCGCCCGGCAGCGGCATTGGAGAGCAGGCAAAGAAGCTTCAGAGCTTCTACGATCAGGCCCGTACGGGCAAGGAGGCTAAATAATCATGTCGTTCACCAGTTTCGGCCAATCCATTCCCGTCACTGGCCTGAATGTCGGCTTTCCGGGGACCGTCTCCCGCGAAGGCGACCGCGTCATTGTGGCGCGGCAGGTCAACACGGCGGCAGCCAAAACGCTCAGCTTCGGCGAAGCGGCGGTGCTCGTTTCCGATTCGACGGGCGGCACGTGGCGCTCGGTTGCTGACTACATCGCGGCCGCCGCCGCCAATGTCGCCAACGTCGCCGCTCAGTTTGCGGGCATCGCCGTCCGCGAAGTGAAGACGATGTTGACCTTCCCCGGCACGGTTACGCCGGGCACGCTTCAGACGGGCTACTACGGCGCCGGGGAAATGGCGGAGGTGCTAGAGCGCGGCAACATGAGCGTTGTCGTTGCCAACGGCACGCCTGCCGCTGGCAATCCCGTATACGTCCGCATCGTCGCCAACTCCAGCACTG